GGAGCCGCCGCGAAGACGGTGACGATTACGGCGTATGGACTGGCGCTGTCCACCACGCCGACGCTGACGGTGACGGGCGCTGTCGCACCGGATGTGGAGGACGACTTCTCGACCTACACCGACACCACGGATTTCCGCAGCGACCCGCTGGGGTTGTACGATGGCGTGGAGGAAACGCTGACCGCGACCTACGCGAACGTCAACCTCGACACCACGCTGGGCTACGACAGCCTCACACAGTCAATGCGCGTGTCCTTCCTCGACGCGACGGCCGAAGGCGGGTCCGGCACCACGGGCCGCTGCACGAACAGCGGACATTCGGCGTTTCGCGTGATTGACATTCCCACCAGCACGACGGAGCTGTGGCTGGAAATCGCCGTGCGCTTCGACGCGGACTTCACGTTCGGCGGCGGCGCGTGGGGGTGCTCCTCGTCGCCGGAGCAGAAGCTGTTCCTGTTCGGGGTCAGTGGGCCGAGCCTGAGTCGGTTCAACCTCGAATGCACGAACGGGCAGTGGGTCTTCGGCTACCCCGACAACGAGACGGCCAGCGTCATCGGGTCGCCTGACCCCAGTGACGTGCTGTTCGACGGGAACTTCCACATCGTGCGCTTCCATCTGCGCGTCGGGGCCGCGAACACTGGCCGCGCCCGCTACTGGGTGGACGGCACGCTCTACGCCGACCTCGACAACGTGACCATCGACCGCACGGCCATCACGACGGCCTCGCTGAACCATACGCGCAACCAAGGCGCACCGCAGGACCAAGATATGCACATCGGCCGCTGGCGGCTGTGGGTGAACGCGAACGATCCGGGGTGGTGAGATGAGCGACTTCCGCGATTTTCCGGGCACGATTGGCAACTACATCAGCGTCACGCCACCCGCCGAGGTGGCGGTGGGGGGGCCGTGGACCTTCGGGGCGTGGGTGCGCCCGGATGTGAACACCGGGGTGCGCGTCATCCTGCGCGTGGGCACGGCGGACAACGCCCCGACGCGCGGATTCATGCTCACGCTGAACGGGCTGACGCCGCGCGTGCGTGCCGTGTCGAACAACTTCAACGCCACGAACCCGCTGGTGGAAGATGCGTGGAACCGCGTGGGGTTGACGAAGGTCAACTCCGGCATCGCCAACATCAACCACAGTCTCGACGGCGTGGCGAACGGCGGGGAGAATGCGCTGGAGTTCGTCGCCATCGACGGCACGGACCCGTTCCAGATTGGCGGCACGGCGGTGGGTGGCTTGGGCTACACCTACTTCGACGGCGGTGTGGCGTGGGCCTTCTGGCTGAACGGCGTCACGCTCTCCGCCGCCGCCATCGACGCCTACCTGAACGACCCGCAATCGCTGATTGACGATTACGGCCCTGCCGGAGCCGTGACGCCAGATGCGCTGAAAATCTTCTGGCCGATGCAGTGTGACACCGCGACGGAAGAGGACAAGTCCGGCGTCGGCAACGACGGCACACGCACGGGCACGGTGGCACTCGAAACGACCAGCGGGCCGACGCCGACGACCGACTGGGACCCGTGCGCCCCGATTGGCCCGACCATCACGGACCAGCCGGACAACGCGACGGTGCTGCTCTCGGAGGGGTCCAGCGCGAGCTTCACGGTGGAGTTCACGGGTACCGACTTGCAGGGCGTGACGTGGAACGTGGACGACTCGCCCGTCGCGGACGGCGGCATCTACGACATCGTGACCGTGATCGACCCCGGTGGCGCGTCTGGTACGTCCACGCTGACCGTCACGCCAGTCGCCACTACGGGCAGCCCGTTCGACGTGGATGCCGACGTGGAGGACGTGAATGGCACCACGCCGTCCGCCACGGCTACGCTGACGGTCCTCGTCGGGGACGTGCTGAGTGCGGCGAGCGGGACGACGGACAGCAGCGGCGAGGCGGTGACGCAGTACACGACGGACGCGAGCGCGGCGGCGGGGACGGTCTCCCGCGTGCAGGCGGTGTCGGGTGGCGTGACCAAGACGCTGGCGATGAGGCCGGGGGGATAGACATATGGCAGGACACCGGGCGGCGGGGGCTGTCCGGCGGTGAGGCGTTCCCATTCCACGGGGCTTCGGCCCATTACGCAGGAGTAACATATGGCACGTAGCGGCAGGCCGGACCCGAAGCGCATTGGCAACGCCCGAGATGATCGTGGGCGTCCGTATCGCGAGACGCTGAGCGTCACGGCGGGCACGGGTATCACGACGGGCAGCGGCACGGAGTACAAGAACAGCATCGAGCGGCGCGGCGACCTCATCATCACGCGCCTCTACCTCGACATCGCGGGGCTGACCTCGGCAGCGGCGGGCGACATCATCGGCGTGAACGATGCCGCGTCCTGCCACCTCGGGCGCATCGTGACCGCCGACTGCGGCACCATCGTCTCCACGACGATGCAGTGTCTGGAGACGCCCGCGACGGGCGAGCCGGACATCGATCTCTACGCGGCTGTGGAATCCACGGGTGCGGAGAACGCGGCCATCTCGACGCTGGACGATACGGCTATCATCGACGCTGGAGCGGACTGGACGCAGACATCGGCCCCGAGGTCGTCGGGTGTCGTCATTCCGGCCAACAGCTACCTGTATCTGGTGGCCTCTGGCGGTGGCGATGCGGCGAACTACACCGCTGGCAAGTTCCTCATCACCATCGTGGGCACCGCCTGATGAGTGACCGTTCGGTCGTGCGGGGTGGGCGCATCGCGGAACTGGCGGCGAAGAAGGCCGCCGAGGACGCGGAGCGCCAGAAGTTGCAGGCCGAGCAGATGGAGGCCGACCTGCGGCATCTCTGCACCATCCCGCACTTCCGCCGTGTCGCGGTCCAGTGGATTCGCCAGAGCGGCGTGTTCAACGTCCCGGTCGGGCTGCCGGGGGACCAGATGCGGGAATGGACGGGCCGCGCCGCGTTCGGCGCGATGCTCTGGAACAGCGTGACCGCCGTGGACCCGACGTTCGCCGTCGAGGTCTTGGCACAACCCTCAACCCCACCGAAGAATGAGTGAGACCACGCAGGACACCACCGCCGCGAAGCCTGACGCTGCCGCCGCCGTGGATGCAGCCGCCGCGACTTCTGCCGCCGCCGCTGACGCAGGTTCCGACGCCCCCGTGGTGCCGGAGACGTACGACTTCGTGATGCCGGACGGGACGCTCTTGGATGCCAAGGCCACCGAGCGCATCACGGAGAAGGCCAAGGCCCTGAAGGTCACGGACCCGTCGCTCGCGCAGGCGATGCTCGACGTGGCCCATACCGAAGGGACCGCCATCATCGCCGCCTACGAGGCCGCCCATAAGGAAGGCGGCGCGGCGTGGGAGGAGATGGTCAAGGCCAATGAGAAGGCCGCGCTCGCCCATCCCGACCTCGGGGCGGGTGACGCGACGAAGTTGCAGGACATCGCGCTGCGCGGTGCCCTCGTCCTCAACCGCTACGCCCCGGAGGCGATGCCGACGCTGAAGGCCGCCGGACTGCTCAACGAGCCGTCCGTGCTGCTGCTGCTGAAGCGCATCGACGAGGCCACGCGGGAGAAGGGCAGCCCGGCATCGAGTGCGGCGGGTGCGGCAGACGTGCCGTGGGAGAAGCAGTGGTATCCCGACGGCATCAAAGTGAATACCTAACCCATAAGGAGAGCCACCAATGGCTGCTACGAATGTCACCCTTCCGACGCTGGCGGACCTCGCCAAGCGGACGGACGCGAGCTGGAAGAACGCCCTCCCGCTCATTATGCTCCTCGCCAAGCGGCACGGCCTGTACGCCGCGATGCGTTTCGAGGAGGCCAATATGGGCCTGTCGCACCGCACGTCGGTCGTGACGAGCCTGCCCACCTCCAGCTACCGGATGTTCAACCTCGGCCTCGACGCCTCGGACGGCTCGTACGCCAACGCCGTCTTCCCGGTCGCGAAGATCGGGACGCTGGCCGAGATTGACTGGGAGCTGGTGAAGGTCGCCCCGAACCGCGAGGCGTTCGTCGCGGGCAAGGTGATGACGCACGTGGAGTCGCTGCTCCAGAAGGCGTCGAACGAGATGTGGTACGGCACCGCCGCGACGGCGGAGGGCATCGTGGGCTTCGCCTCGCTGATGTCGTCCCTGTCGGCGGAGAACGCGCAGAACATCATCAACGGGCAGGGCTCGGATGCGGGCGACCAGACCTCCATCTACCTGCTGAACATCGGCCCGAACTGCAAGGCCATCTACCCGACGGGCACCCCGGCGGGCATCGAGCGCGACATCGTGGGCGAGAGCGTCAGCGAGTCGCTGGGCGGCACGGGCAAGCGCGGCAAGGTGTGGCGCGAGTTCATCAACGTCGGCGTGGGCGTGGCGCTGGAGGATTGGCGCGATGCGGCCCGCGTGGCGAACATCGACGTGAGCAATATGCTCGCCGAGACGAACGACGCAGACCTCATCAAGCTGACCCGCAAGGCGAAGCACCGGATGCTGTCGCGCCCCGCGTACGACCGCCGCTGGTTTATGCACCCCACCACGTGGGAGTACATCCAGCACCAGCGCGATGACCGGCAGGTCGCGGGCGGCGGCGTGAGCAAGACGACCATCGACGGCGTGGAAGTGCCGACGCTGCACGACATCCCGGTGGTCATCGACGACAACATCCTTCTCACCGAGTCGGTCGTCAGCTAACGCTGCGCCACTCACCATAGGAGATACCACAATGGGACTTCGTGACAACTACAATCGCCTCGGCGCGGCACAGGCGTTCACCTCGACGGGCGGCGTGGCGACGGATGCCTACCCGCTCGGGCAGACGGGCGCGGACATCGCCGCTGGCGTGCCGCTGGCCATCCAGTTCACGCTCACGGCGGTGTCTGCCGCCTCGGGCACGCTCCAGTTTCAGGCGGTGAGCGCGACCGCTGCGGATGGCACCACGGGGCAGGTCGTGCTGAACACGACCGCCGCCATCACGGACACCACGCTGGCCGCTGGTTCGGTCATCACGGTGCCGATTCCTCCGGGCGCGATTCCGGCGACGGCGACGCACATCACGGGCAAGATCGTGCTGGCGTCGTCGGGCACCTGCTCGGCGACCATCGACCTCGTGCCGCAGGCCATCGTGCCCGCGACCCGTGCCTACGACGCCTTCCCGGTGTTGCAGTAACGGCGAGGACTCCACGCATCGGGGTGGGTGGGTGGCTGGTGGGGCCGCCCATCCCGGTGCGCTGGACCGCAGGACGTGACCGTCCCCACCAGCATCACCCCACAAGGAGCCACAGATGGCAAAGCAGGACAAGCAGGAGAAGGCGGAATCGCAGGCACTGGGCCTTGCCCCGGTGGAGTTCCCGAAGGAGACGCAGTTCATCGCGGTGTCCGACAACGACGGCCCCGCCGCTGGCGAGGATGGCGGTCCGGTGGTCGGTGGGCGTGGCGCGTGGGCGAAGGGGCAGGTCGGCCCGTGGACCAGCACGAAGCGGTTGCCGCTCGCCATCCGCGACCCGAAGGACGGCACCATCGTGCGGGGCTGGCTTGAGCCGGTGGAGTCGCAGCACTACGGGCCGAACGGCAAGGTCATTTCCGTGAGCCGGAAGTTCTATGGCGTGCGGAACGCGGACGGCGAATGGGAGTTGCGGGAGCCGACGCCGACGGCGGTGCAGCGGGCCAATATGGGGCTGGCGAGCATCACGCGGGTGCTGCCGCAGCAGGCGCAGATTCCGATGAGTCCGGTGGCGCAGTTCGGCATCCCCGTGATTCGGTAAGGCCCGATGGCGACGACGACGGCAGCCATCCTGAATCGCGCGCTGGCGCACCTCGGCCAGCCCGGCACCGTGACGGCCCTGTCGTCGGACGTTACGACGGCAGGCAAGGCGGGGCGGACATTCTACGACCCGGCCCGCATCGAGACGCTCAAGGCCAACGATTGGGCGTGTGCCCGTAAGCAGGCCACGCTGACGCTGGTGGAGACGTATGCCGTCACGGAGACCACCGAGTGGTTGCACCGGTACCGGCTGCCGGAAGATTGCCTGATGCCTCGCCGGATCGTGTGGGGCGTCAGGAATCCGGGGCCGGACCAGCAGTACCCGTTCCGGCTCCGGGCGGATACGACCTCGACGGAATGGGCCATCGGGACGACGTATGCCACGGGGGATTACGCGCGCGTGACGACCTCCGGGGCCGTGGTGTGGTATCGCGCGTTGCGGGAGACCACGGGGGATGCCCCGGCCAGTTCAGCGTCGGATTGGGTGGCGATTGCAGGTGGCCCGCCACTGTTGCTGGAGACGGACCGCGAGGACGCGGTGCTGGAATACACCTACGACTTGCAAGACGTGACGCAGTTCGCGCAGGATTTCGAGGATGCGCTGTGTGCGTTGCTGGCGTTTTACATCGCGCCCATCATCACGGTGAACGGGAGCGCGATGGACCTCCAGCAGCGAGCCTACGGGGCCTACACGGTGCTGGTCCAGCAAGCGATGAGCAACGACTGGAACGCGAAGCAACGGGACGTGCCGCCGCGCTCGACCTACGAGGGTGTCCGCAGCCTCCCGAGGTACTGAGATGGCCGCCCCAGCACAACGTGATTTCCGTCTCGGCGAGGTGGCTCCGTCGTTCTACGGCAGGGCGGACCTCGGGATGTACGGCTCCGGCCTGCGGACGCTCCGCAACGCCTACGTCAAGCGAATGGGCGGGATCACAAACCGTCCGGGGACGCTCTACAAGGGGACGACGAAGGGGAGCGGGGCCGTCGTGCTGGTGGATGCGGTGTTCGATGACACCGAGAACTACGTGCTGGAGTTCGGCAACCTGTACGTCCGCGTCTGGAAGAACGGGGCGCTGGTGACGGTGGGGACTCCGGCGGCGTGGGTGACGGCGACGGCCTACACGGCGGGTGCCGTGCGGTCCAATGGCGGGACGAACTACGTCTGCATCCTCGCCCATACATCGGGTTCCTCGACGGAACCGGGGGTCGGGGCGTCGTGGCAGACGAACTGGTATGCCTTGAGTGGCACGACCTTTGAGTACCCCACGGACTATACGACCGCGCAACTGGACGCCTTGCAGTTCGCGGCGCAGTATCGCGTCGTGACCGTCGTGCATCCCTCGCATCCGCCCGCGACGCTGACGTTCGACGCGAACGGACTGGCGGTGCTGGCGGACATCGACTTCACCGAGGACGCGAGCGTGCCGACTGGGCTGGCAGTGTCCGGCTCGTCCGGGTCTGGCTGGGGCTACGCGCTCGCCGCCGTGTATCCGGCTTCGGACCCTCGCGGTCCCATCGGTCCGGCGACGGGGTTCATCCGCACGAATACGGTGACGCTTCCTTTCATCTCGCAGTACCGCACGGCCCGCGCCGTGGACCCGCGCACCGTGACGTGGAACGCGGTGGACGGCGCGACGAGTTATCTGCTCTACGTGCAGTTCGCTGACGGTGGGGACATCTACTCCATCCCGGTCACGGGCACGTCCTACGTGGACAGCGGTTCGGCGTGGCCGAGCTACCCGACCTCGACGTATGCGTCCAACGATGCCGTGTCGGCTCCGGTGTTTGCGGCGACGGGGGAGTACCCGTCCGCCGTGGGCGCGTTCCAGCAACGCCTCCTGTTCGGCGGGGCGGACAACACGCCGGACGTGGTGGCGGCGTCCCGCGTGGCCTCCCCGGAGACGTTCTTCGCGTCCGACCCCATCGTGGACTCGGATGCGCTCTCGTGGCGGCAGGTGGGCCAGCGGCTCAACCGGGTGCGGTTCTTTGCGGAAGCGGCGAAGCGGCTCTGGCAGTTCAGTTCGGTGGCGGAGGCCGAGATTCAAGGGGACGTGGACGGCATCCTGCGCCCCGGCGAGGTGAACCCGCGCGTGGTGTCGCAGCACGGTATCAGTCCGAACGTCCCGCCGTTGGTGGCGGGGGACGCGGTGCTGTACGTGCAGGCGCGGGGGAACCAAGTGCAGGACATCTGGCCGGATGGGTCTGGGTCGGAGATTTCGCGCACGGCGTGGCACCTGCTGGATGGCTACGAGGTGGTGTCGTGGTGCTTCCAGCGCGCGCCGGATCGGGTGGTCTGGGCGGTGCGGGACGACGGCAAGCTGCTGTCGCTGACGTACAACCGCGAGGACCAAGTGTTGGGCTGGGCGTTGCACGACACGGACGGCGCGTTTGAGCGCGTGGTGTGCGTGCCGGAAGGCGACGAGGATGCGGTGTACGCTGTGGTGGCTCGGCCTTCGCTCCCGACTGAATGGAGCAACGCGAACGCCCCATCACAGATGTACAGAGCATCAGCATACTCGCCGTCGCTTGGAGTGGCCGTGTTGTTGGGGGATAACAGTAACACCGCGTCCAACGTGGCGGCGTATGGCTCCACGGGAAGCGCGTGGACATCGACAACCGCAGGCACAACGGACTACTCTTACACTGATGCCGTGTGGTTTCCGGCTGGTGGAGTATTCGTTGGCGTGAGTGCGGCGAGCGGACAGTCAAACAATGCGGTGTCCTCTCCGACTGGTGCGGTGTGGACGGCCCGCGCTCTCGACGATGACGATTGGCGGTCGTGTTTCTGCGCAACGGTTGCTGGTACGCCGTGCGTGATTGCGCTTGGAGCGACGAAGGTTGGCATCACTGTTGACGGTACTGCGTGGAACGCCGTGACCGCGACAGGAGATTACGTCAATCCGACGCGTGGCTGTTGGGCGGACGGGCTGGATGCGGCCTATGCGATTGACAATGCAGGGGCACGTTTGATTACTACGACGGACGTTGTGGCGTGGTCAGAAGTGACGGTCACGGGCGGGTCTGGTAGCTACCACGATGTGCAGTGGGCTGGCGACCGCTTGGTGGTGTTGGACCAAAATGGGTCGGTGTTCTGGACTACAGACGGCGTGACATTCAGCGAAGTTGTGGTGGGCAACGTTGACCGGATGAGCTACGATACGACCAGTGGACTGCTGTTCGCATTTGAGCAAAACAATACTCCGAATACGGTAACGGTGTCCGAAGATAGTGGTCTCTCGTGGCTGGCGTTGCCAGACCCGACCGTGACCTTTGATGACCCGTTTGCCACTGGCGTGTATATGCCGAACGTCAAACGGTACGTGTTGGCTGGCGCACAGCAAACCACGACGGAAGCGGCGTATGTTGAGTTTCCCGTGACCGCGCGATATGTGGAGCGGTTTACGAATCGTTTGGCTGACGTTCCGGTGTTGATGGACGCGGCGCTGTCCGTGACAAGCGTGACGACGACCTTGCCGGGGCTGTCCCATCTTGAAGGTCGGACGGTAAGCATCGTGACCGCGAGCGGGGGTGTGGTCGCATCGCCCTACAATCCCGCGTATTCGGCAGCGGTAGTCGCCGGAGGGCAGGTCTCTGTGTCGGCACCCGGTACGTATTGGGTCGGCCTCCCCGTGGTGACGGACATCCAGACGCTGGACATCGAGACGGTCAATGGGACGCGCAAGGACGCGGGCATCCTCGTCAACCGCATCGGCCTGTGGCTGGAGGACACCTTGGGGCTGTCCGCCCGCGCCACCGAACCCTCCTCCAGCACCTCGCTGGACGGCTTCCAGTCCTTGCCCGTCGTGGACGAGGACGGCAACGCGACCACGACCCATGTGACGGGCTATCGGGAGGTCACGGTGGATGGCGTCTGGACACGGGGCGGACGTATATTCCTTCGGAACGTGGACCCGACGCCCGTGACGATCCATTCCATTGCGGTACAAGGCCAGTTCGGCAGGAGCTAACCTATGGGATTCCAGTTTCTCCCCGTCTTGGCGAATAGCCTGAACGTGTTGGCGTCGGGCGCATCGTTCCTCGGCAGCCGACGGGCCGGACGGGATGCCGCCGAGGCGATCATCGCGCAGGGGGAGTTTGACGCCGAAGCCTATCGCCGCCGTCTCGTGGGTGTCCTCGGGGCACAGCGGGCATCGTGGGGCGCGCAGGGCTTGGACGTGTCGTTCGGCTCCCCCGCCGACATCGCCGCCGAAACCACTGCCATCGGGGAACAGGATATCGCGCAGATTCGCGAGAACGCGATGCGGCAGGCGATGGGGGCGCACCGACAGGCGAATATCCAGTCGTATGGCGCGGTGGCGTCGGCGTTCGCGTCGCTGGCGAACCTCGGGGCCAATGCGTGGGACGCCTATAGCCGGAGCCGAGCCGGACGGATGAAGGTCAATGCGTTTACCGGGAAGGCCAACCAAGTCGTGGGGTCGGTGACGTATGGCCCGACCTACGGCCCGCCGACGGGGTACTGAGATGGCCGTGCCACGACTGACGACGCGACAGGTCGCCCCGACCCCTCCCGGCGTTCCACGTGAAACACAGGTAGCGGCGGCGATTGGTGCCGCTGCACAGGCGGCGGACGTGTTCGCCCGCGAGGTGCAGCGGATTGACGACCTGCGGGTATCCGAGGCGGAACTGGACTACCGGATGCGGCTCCGGCAGGCGTTTGACGATCCGAACGACGGGCTTTCCACCAAGCGCGGGACGCAGGCCATCGAAGCCTTGGATGGCTTCCGGTCGCGGGTCCAGAACGAGGTCACGAAGGTCGAGTCGCGGCTGACGAGCGAGACGCAGCGGGCGCTGTTTCGCCGTCGGGCGGCGACGCTGGCGCAAGAGGCCGACCTGCGGGCAGGCCAGTACGTGCGGGGGGAAACCCTGCGGGTGCAGAAGGAGACCTACGAGGCGAACACGGCCTTGGATATGGAGGCCATCGCCGAGACCCCCGAGAACGCGGATGCACTGGTGCGGGCGTTGGACGAGCGGACGGCCATCTATGCGGACGACATCGGGATGCCGCCCGAGGCCATCGCGCTGGCGCGAGCCGAGGCGCGGTCCAAGGCGCGGCTGGCCCAGATTCAGGGGTTGGTGAGCGCGGAGCGGCCTGATGCTGGCGAGGTATTCGGGCGCGTGAAGGGCGAGATGCAGGCGCAGGACCGGGCGCGAGCCGAGGCGTTGGTCGAGCAGGGCGACCTCATCGTCCAGTCACAGCGCCGGGCGGACGACCTGTTCGCGGCGTTCGGCCCGAACGACGAGCGGGCGGCACTTGCCGAGGCGCGGACCCAGTTTGAGGGGAAGCTGCGCGATGCGGTGGTGCAGCGGCTGGAGCAGCGGTATGCCGACGAGCGACGGTTGCAGGCGCAGTCCCGCGACGAACTGATGACGGACGCGCTTGGCATCATCGAGGGTGGCGGCACGTTGTCCGCCGCACAGCGGGCGGAGATCGCGCGGACCTATCCGCAGGGGTTGCGGTCGCTGGATGCACGGGCGCGGCAGGTGGCGAACGGGACGGCGGTGGACACGTCGTGGCCGGAGTACGAGCGATTGCAGGCCGTCTTTGAGACTGGCGACCTGTCCGCTATCCGCGACCTGAACCTCTCGGCGTCACGACACCTGCTGTCCGACACAGACTACAAGGCGTTCATTGACCGCCGCAGCAACATTTTGCGCGGGGCGGCAGACCGCGCGAATCGCGCTATGACTCCGCTGGCGATTGACCGTCAAATCCTGATAGACTTGCAGGAAGGCGAAGTGGTCGGCAAGAACGTGCGGACGATGGGCGACCTGAATGACTATCCCGCGTCGAACCGTGTGTTTACGCAGACGCGCTTGGCCGTGTTACAGGCCATTGAAGCGAAGCAGGCAGCCAAGCCGGACGACCCGTTGACGGGGCCGGAGATGATGCAGGCCATCCGGTCGGTGACGGACGACCTTGTGGTGCAGCGCAAGTGGGGCGGTGGGAAGGTCATCTTCCCGCGTGCCGTCGCCCCGGATGGCGTCACGGAAGCGGCTCCGCGCCGTGAGCGTCCGGTGGTACCGACCGCGACTCGCCCTGACTTGGCGACCCGCAACGCGCAACTGCGGGCGGCGGGATTGACCGCCAATCAACGGCTGGCGGTACTGCAATCCGAAGGCTATACCGATGAGGATGTTCCCCAAGCTACGAGGCCATAACGGATGGGTGGTTCGCTAGAGCGGTTTGTTCGGGAGGAGGAGGAACGCACTCCGCGTGGCCCGCTATCGCTGGACGCGATTCGGCAACTGGATGACGAGGCGCGTGGCATCCCGCCGTCTGGCACGTTGGCGGCAACGATGCGCGTGGCGAAGCGCGATGGGACGCCCGCACAGGCGGCGGAGGCGTTTGCGCTCGGACGCTTGACCAGCGTGCCGCCGACCGTGGCCTTGCGGTCGTTGGACACGTTGCGGCAGCAGACGACGCCGCAGTTCGATGCAGACGGGTTCGCGCGGCAGTATCCGGCGACGGCCCGATGGCTGGCGGCGGACACGGCGCGGGCGGCGTTGGCGCAGGACGAAGTGGAATCGCTCGGGTTTCTGGAGCGGCTGTCGCGGTCCAAGTTCGTGCAGGAGTTTGGCGGCGCGATGGCGGGGCCGACCAGTCCCGCGCTGAAAGCCCCGACGCCGTTGCCGCGTGGCATCCTGTCGGCCGAGTGGCGGCGCGGGTCGCTGATGGCCGAACGCTCGCGGCTCGGATTCCTCCCGATTGACGAGCGGCAGCAGCCTGCCGTGCAAGCCCGACTCCGCGAGATTGACGAGGCGTTGGCCCAGCCGTTGCCAGAGGCGGAAGGGTTCGCCCAGTTCGTGCGCGGCACGACGGCCCAGTTGCCGGGCATGACGGCGGCGGCCCTCGAAGGTGGTGCTGGCGCAATGCTCGGCGGTGTCCTCGGCGGATTGGCGGGCCTTGGGATGGCTGGTCCGGTTGGCGTGTTGCCGGGTGTGTCGGCTGGTGCCAAGGTCGGCGGTGCATTTTTCGCCGCGAACGAGATGGCGAAGCAGATTGGCGGGCAGACGATCCTGTCACTGGAAGCCGATGGCGTCCCACCCGTGATTGCGGATGTGGCAGGCCGTACGTCTGGTTGGCTCGGGAGCGCGGTAGAGTTCTCCAATACGGGCATCCTGCTCCAGCCGATCCGCAAGTACCTGCCGTCCGCTGGCGCGGCGGCGTTGGTGAATCCGACGACGCGGAGAGCGTTGGTGGACGCCGTGAAGTATTGGGGCAAGAGCGTCGGCTCGGAAGTCTTGGAGGAGAACGTCCAGCAGGGCATCGACGCCATTGTGTCGCGGTCGGCGCGGAGCGCAAGCGGCCTTGAAAACCGCGACCTGACGCTGGACGACGTGATGGCGTCCATCGGGGAGACGACGGCGCAGACGTTCGTGGCGATGGCGTTGTTGCCGTTGCCGGGCACGGCGCTCATCGGCGTCGATGGCTTGGCGCGGGCGCAGGTCGCTACGCAACGGGTTGAGGGCTTGAAGGCCGCCGTGGAGCGGGCGCGGCAGATGGTGGTGCGCGAGGCCAACCCCGATGGGCTGGCGGAACTGGTCAAGGACGCGGGCGGCGAGCAGTTGGTGGGCATCGACGTTGATCGCGTCTCGGTGCTGTTGCAGGAGGCGGGCGTGACGCCGGAGGAGTTCGTCAAGCTCGCTGGCATCACGATGACGCAGTGGCAACAGGCGTCGGAGTTGACGGGGACGGACCTGCTCATCCCGGTCGAGTCGTTGCTGACGAACCTCGCCCCGTTGCCGTTGGCGGAGGCGATGTTGCCGGACCTCCGGTTCACGCCGGACGCGATGACGGGACGCGAAGCGGAAGCGGCCCTGTCGGACGTGGTGGCGTTCCGCGAGCGGGTGGCGAAGGAAGCGGAGGCCGTGGGCGAGATTGGCGAGGCCGACCCCGCGTGGCGCATTGTCGAGGACTTGCGGGCGAAGCTGGAGGCCGCAGGCGCATATACGCCGGAACAGGTGATGTTTCAGGCGCAGACCGCAGCCAAGTTTTACGCGGTAATGGCGCGGGCGATTGCGAGCAAGAACCCCGAGAACCCGCTGGCCGACCCGTGGACGCTCTACTCCCGCAAGGGCGGGCTGGGCGTGCTGGGCGGGCAGCGGGCCGAGGCCATCTTTGACGCGGAGATGGCCGTCGCACGGGCACGGCGGCAGGGGCTGACGCAGGAGGAAGTGGACGCCCTGCGTGAGCGCGTGACCAAGCTGGCCGACGAGCGGGTGGCGATTCGCGCCGTGCTAGAGGAAGCGGACCAAGTGCAGGACGTGCGGGATGAGGCGGGGCGGTTGCGCCAGAACTTGCGGCACGTCAGCACGGACGCGCTGGTGCAGGAATACATCCGGTTGCGCGAGATTGCGGGGCAGGCCACGCAAGAGCTGACGGAACTGGAGACGGGCATTTCGGTGGCCGAGGCCGAGTCCGGCGCGGCGACGAACGCCAAGGAACTGGCGGGCCTCATCGAGGAGGCGGGGCTGGCGGATCGGGTGACGGGCTACGCCGATGCCGAGACGTGGGCCGCGAAGCAAGCGGCGTACCTGCGTTACGTGCGTGGGTTGCGCGGGCAGGTGCGGAAGGTGGAGCGGAGCGTGCCGCGACTGGGCAGGGAACTGGAAGCCCGTGGCATCGAGAACCCCGACCAGTACGCACACGAGAACGGATTGGGCGGGACGTTTGCGGTGCCGAGCGCGGATGTGCCGTTCCAGTCGCGGACGCTGGCGCAGTCGATGGACGGCGTGGAGATGCTGTTGCAGGCGGCGTTCCACGGCAGCCCGTATGTGTTCGACCGCTTCTCGCTGTCGGCTATCGGGACAGGGGAAGGAGCGCAGGCGTATGGCTGGGGGTTGTACTTCGCCCAGAGTAGGGATGTGGCTGAGGGGTATCGCAAAACGCTTTCGCGCCAGATGCTGGACATCCATAAAATCGCGCGAGAGGTGGTCGGAACTGACTGGGACTACGCCGCCGTTCGTGATTTGGCGTTCATTGCCGACAACGCGAACATCGCAGACTACAGCACCCCAGAAAAAGCGGCGCGGCAACTTGTCGCGCAAAACTCATCGTTGCGTCCCGACAACAGCAAGTCGCTGTCTCAATACGCAATGGAGTACGCCTCGATTGTTGCAAGCGTTCGGGAGCGCATTGCGGCAGAGTCCGGCGCACTCTACCGCGTGGAGATTCCGGACGAGGCCGTGGCGCGGATGCTGGACTGGGACAAGCCGCTGTCGGCTGAACACGCTGCGGTGTTCCGTGACGTGGTTGGGAACGTGCGCGTGGCTGAAAAGGTGGGTGGGAGGTTTCGGCTTGAATACGAACGCAAAGGACAGTGGATTCCGCTGACGGATTACACGGACTTTAGGACGCGCCAAGAAGCTGATGCCGCGCTAGAAACTTTGTTTGAGGAAGATACTGGCGGTGAAGCATACAAAGCGTTGGCGGCGACATTCAACGACGCACAGCGTGACGCATCCCTCGCCCTGCTCTCCGCAGGCATCCCCGGCATCAAGTATCTGGACGCGGGGAGCCGTGCCACGGCGTGGCAAGTTACGCTAGCGACATCGAAGAATCCCAACTACGCAAGCAGTCGGTTTGATTCCAAGGTAGCCGCTGACCAATACGCCGCTGAGAAGCGAGCCGAAGGGTTTACGGTGATGATTGAGGATGTCGGCACCCGCAACCTCGTCGTCTTTGACGAGAACTTGGTGACGATCACCGAGCGCAACGGCCAGCCCGTGACGCCGCAGCAGCGGGCGGACTTCCTCGCGCAGGAGCAGACCACTAGAGTCGGCGCGGAAGTGACCACGGAAGTCACAGCGGAAGATGACGCCGCGTATGCTGATGCAACGAGCAAGCGCGATTTTCGCACGGCACGTCGCATCTTGGAGCGGGTGTTGGGAATCCAGTCGGTTGATTCGCGTGGCGGTGTTGAGCGCGAGGGGGAGGGACAACACCAGCCCACTGGTCCGGGTTTCGGAGCGCAAGGACACGACCTGACTACGCTATACCCTGATGACGTGTACAGCACGAACGGTGCTCGGTACTACGGGACAGGCGACGACGCGATGGACCGCGCCGCGTGGAATGTGGCGATGGAGATGCGCGAGAAGCCGAGCGCAACGGTCACTGTCTATCGCGCCGTTCCCAAGTCTGTGACTGGCGGACTGCGGGTTGGGGATTGGGTGACAACGGTTCGCGCCTACGCAAAGCAACACGGCGAGTCCACCCTACTCGGCGACTATCGCATCATATCGCAGAAAGTCAAGGCGCAGGACATCTTCACGGACGCTGATTCGCTCTTGGAATGGGGATACTTCCCGCAAGAGGGGAGGTTCAAGCGCGGCATTAGCTTCACTGGCCCGAGCGATGACAGGACACCCCGCACGTTGCGGCAGGTGGTGGATATCTACAATCGCTCTCCGCAGTTGTTGCGGCAAGGCGAACGTCGCCGCCCCAACGCCTACTACCTGCGGACGCAGCGCGTCATCGGCTTGATGCAGGGCGCGAATCTGTCCTCGTTCCTGCACGAGATGGCGCACGACTACCTCGCCACGCTGGAACTGGTCGCCACCGATCCCGACGCCCCCGCGTGGGTGGTGCGTGACTTCGAGACGGCGATGCGCGTCATCGGCGTCAAGGACGAGGACCGCGTGGCGTTCGTGCAGTACCTCCGCACTGGGCAAGGCCGGACGAACAAGGAAACCAAGGCGTTCGTGAAGGCCGAGGAGCGGTGGGCGCGGAGCTTTGAGTCCTACTTGGAGAAGGGCGAAGCCCCGAGCCGTGACTTGGTGCGGGCGTTCGCCACGTTCCGCGTGTGGCTGGGGCAGGTGTACCGCAAGGTCAAGGCGATGCTGGTTCCGGTGAACCCCGAACTGCGCGAAGTCTTTGACCGGATGTTGGCGACGGACGAGGAAATCGCGGAGTACCGCCAGCAGCCGACGGCCCGCCCGCTGTTCACCGAACGTCCAGAGACGATGACGGACGCGCAGTGGGCGGCGTACCGCGAGAGTTTCGAGACGAACACGGCCTTGCAAGGCGCGGCGCTGGTCAAGCAACTGATGGCGGAGACACGGCGAGCGGTGAGCGCGGAATGGGCGGGGCGGCGCGAGACGGTCGAGGCGGAGATTCGGTCGGACTTGGCGGACGATCCGCTGGTGCAGGCCGTGGCGTTCCTGCGCGGCGAGGGCGGGGAGCCGATGCGCCTGAACCGCGCCCTGTTGGATGATGTCTCGCCAGACCTGTGGAAGTCGTTGCCGAAGGGCACGACGGCCAAGGACGGCCCGATGGACCTCGGGGCCGTGGCGCTCAGGTTCGGCTATCCTGACGTGGAGACGCTGGTGGCCGACCTCCAGCGGTACGAGGAGACGGACCGCGTGGTGGCGCGGCGGCTGTCCGAAACATTCAAGCGCAGCTACGGCGACCTGCTGGGCGATTCGACGGCGATGGCGGATGCCGTGTCTGACGCGGTGCATCGGGCGGAGTCGGACGCGCCGCTGGTGACGGAGTTGAAGGCGCTCGGTCGCCAGTTGGGGATGCGGGTGGCGGACAAGCCCGTGCTGACGCAGGTGGCCCGCGATATGCTGGCCGCGATGCGGGTGGCGGACATCCTGCCGTCGCGGTACGAGAACGCGGAGATGCGGGAAGCGCGGTCGGCGGAACAGGCGGTGCGGGACGGGATGCCAGAGGTCGCGGCGTTCCACAAGCGGCGGCAGTTGCTGAACCGCATCTTGGTCCGTGAGTCGCGGGACGTGCTGGCCGAGGCAGAGCGGGTGCGGGCGTTTGCCGTGCGGATGGGCGGCGAGACGGCGCAGGCGCGGCTGGCCCGTGCGGGCACCGTGTTCACCGACGCGATGGCGTCCGTGCTGGGCGAATACGAGTTCGCGCAGGTGTCGCGGAAGCGGCTCTCGCGGCGTGAGGCGTTGCGTGAATACGCGAAGAAGGTCAAGGAGGAAGGCGGTGTGCCGCCGATGCTGGACCCGGCGCTCCTGTCCGATGCCGAGGCGGTCAACTACCGCACCCTGACGATGGCCGAACTGCGCGGGGTCGGGGACGCGATGCGCCAGATTTACCACCACGCCACGACCATCGACACGATGGCGAAGGAAGGGCGGCGGGTGGAGATGGCGAAGGTTGAGGAAGGGCTGGTCGCCTCGCTGGAGCGCAACCGCCCCGAGGTCGCGGAGCGGCTGGACGACTATGCGTGGTCGCCTGCGGCGTTGCGTGAGACGCTGAAAGCCGTGGATGCGTGGCACCTGCCGCCGACGTTCCTCCTCCGGTGGCTGGACGGCGATGCCCACGGCGCGATGTGGCAGACCTTCCAAGGGGCCATCAACGATGCGGCGGGACAGGAAAGCGACAGGCTCCGCGAGGCAGCGAAGCGCATCGAAGCCATCGAGAAGATGGTGGACTGGACGCCTGCGCTTCTGGACCGCCCGAAGCGGTACGACGGCATCCGCACTCCGATGAGCAAGCGGGCGATTCTCGCCTTGGCGTCCAACTGGGGCAACCGCTCGTCCCGCGAGGCGATGGTCAATGCGACCACGGCCTCGGGCGGGAGGCAGTTCGGCTCCGCCACGGCCATCGAGCGGATGTTCGCCGAGACCATGACCGCTAAGGACTGGGCCTACGTGCAGGCGCGGTGGGACTTCATCAACGAGTTCTGGCCTGAGATTGCGGAACAGGAGCGGCGGCTGTCTGGTATCGTGCCGGAGAAAATCGAGGCCGAAGGGTTCACGATCCGCACGGCGGACGGGACGGATGTCGCGGTCAGGGGCGGGTACTACCCCCTCTCGTATGACCGCAGCAAGGGACGGGGGCGTGGGCGGGAGCAGGCGTTGGCGCACGTCTCGGAAGCGGCGGCGTTGGGCCTGACGGAAAACCTCGGGGCGCGGACGGTGACGCGCCACGGGTGGACGAACGAGCGCGTGGAGGGTCACGGCAAGCCTGTGAACCTGTCGTTGGACGTGATGGGCCGCCACGTGGCGGCGGTCATCCACGACCTGACGCACCGCGAGGTCATCCGCGACCTGTCCTCGTTGCTGTCGCGTCCTGCCCTGCGGCAAGCCGTGGCGCAGCGGGCGGGATTGCAATACTACGATGCCTTGCAACTCTGGCTCCGGCGCGTGGCGAACCCGACGATGCTCCAGCAGCCTGCGTCTCCGGTCGAGCGCATCTTGGCGCTTGCGCGTACCGGAACGACCGTTGTGAATCTCGGGTTGAAATACACGACGGGCGTGGCGCAGACACTCGGCTTCCTGCAATCCATCGACGCCATCGGGCCGAAGTGGATGGCGGTCGGGTTGGCGGAGTCTGGCGTGTCGGCTGGGACGTTCGCCACTGGCCGGACGCCCAAGGCGTTCACGCTGGTCATAGAGTCGTCGGCGATGATGCGGGAGCGGCTGACGAGCGGCGGCGGGGAGCGCGACCTCATTGACCGGAAGCGGTCGCGGCTTGGCAAGCTGACGGACCTCGACAAGTTCTCGTTCCTGTTCGTGAGCGCGATGGACGGGCTGGTGTCGGTGCCGACGTGGATCGGGGCGTACCGGAAGGCGATGGCCGAGTCCACGCTGGAGCCCGCCGAGGCGCACGCGGCGGCGGTGCGGTACGCGGATGACATCGTGGAGTCCACGCAGGCGGCTGGCGCGACCAAGGACTTGGCCGCGATTCAGGGCGGCCCGGAACTCCAGCGGATGTTGACGATGCACTACACGGCATTCAGCCGGATGTACGGCCAGTTCCGCCGCGCGGTCAGCAACGTGCGGCACGGGAAGTGGAGTGTGCCGCGCTTCTTGGCGTCGATGACGCTCCTGTGGTTCGGGCAGGTCGTGCTGGGCGAGTTGCTAGCGGGCCGGATGCCGGACCCTGAGGACGAGCGGGAGCGCGAGGCGTTCTGGTGGAAGGTCGCGATGTTCCCGTCGCAACTATTCGTGCTGGGCCGCAACGTGGGGTCGGCCATCGGACCCGGCGCGTGGGATTTTGAGCTGTCGCCCGCCGAGCGTGCGTTTGAGGTGACGGCCAAGGCCGCGAGCGCGGTGTACCGTGAGACGCTGGGCGACCTCTGGTACGGCGAGGACCGTGCGTTGACAGATGCTGAAATCAAAAACCTGCTTGTCGCGCCGGGGTACTGGCTCCGCCTGCCGACGGCGGCGATGTTCCAATATGCGGATTATCTTTTGGATTGGCAGGCGGGGCGCGTGGCTCCGGAAACCGCGAACGACGTGTATCGCGGTCTGCTGTTGAATCGTCGTTGACCCTTCACCTGACCGACCGATGAGCACCGACCCGATACAGAACATCAAGCCGTTCCTCGCCGTCGCGGGGAGCCTCATCGCCATCGGCATCGGCTGGGCGGAACTGAACCAGCGCATCGACCGCAAGGCGGAACAGGAGGCGGTGCGGGCACTGGAGGCCCGCGTGGAGGCCAACGAACGCGCTGCCGCCACGGAGGCCCGCATCAACCGCGTGCTGCTGTGCCGATTGCCGGAAGTCAAGCCGGACAGTTACTGCGAGGGGTTCCGATGAACGGGGGGAGGAAGTTCAACCTGTCCGTGTTAGGGATCGTGGCCGTGTTCGTACTGGCGTGGTTCGGCAAGGACTCGGTGGCCTACGGCAGCATCGCGGTGATCGTGGGCGGGTTCGTGGCGTCGAACGGCTACGTGTCCGGCAAGTACGCGGGGAAGCCCAATGGCGATTAAGAGTCTCCTGTACAAGCGGGTGGACCATCGGGACTGGGGCACCTATGGCGTGTTCATCGGGCCGGACGGGCCTATCTGCGTCGGGCTGGAGCGTCCCTACACGGACGGCTTTGGGCGTATGTCCTACATCAAGGCGGGCGTGTATCCGATGAAGCTCACGCACAGCCCGAAGTTCGGGCGGGTGTTGCCGGAACTGTTCAACGTGCCGGGACGGTCGGCCATCCGCATCCACGCGGGGAACGACATCCACGACTCGGAAGGGTGCATCCTGACAGGGACGGCGTTCGACGTGGTGGGCGGGATGAACGGGAAGGTCGGTGTGACGGGGAGCAAGATGGCGTTGGATGAGCTGCTGGATATGCTCGACCCGGCACAGACGGTGACGCTGACGGTGGCGGACTTCTGATGAAGCGCGCCCTCGACACGGCGGCGGTGTGGGCGTGGCTGTGTCTGGCGGGGTTCGTCACGTTGGGCGTGACACGCTGCACGGCGCGGCAGGACGGGGCGGCGGAGGAACGGGACCGCATCAACCAGCGGAACACGCAGGTCGCGTTGCAGAGCCTTCGGGTGCAGCGGGATAATACAGTATTACTCGAAGCGCAATATAAGATTGCTTCCGAGCGACTGCGGCGGATGCAGGCCAGATTCACCGCACGGGACGCGGCGTTTGCGGACTCGCTCGATGCCTTGCGGGGTGAGTTGGCGGATACCGCGTTGACCAATGCCCAGTTGCGGGGCATCGCGGAGCGGGCCATCGCGCAGGGCGCGGAGTACCAAGCGGTGGCGCGGGCGGCGATGGACTCACTGGCGGCATACCGGACGGCGACGGACGCGGTGATTGCCGCGTTTCAGGCGGAACGTCAGGCGGCGGATAGCGTCATCGCGGCCCAGCGTCGGGAGATTCAGGGCTTGCGGGCGGCGGGCCAGTGCCGTATCGTAGGCGTCATCCCCTGCCCGAGCCGCGTCCAGAGCTTCCTTGTCGGGAGCGGCGTCACCCTCTTGCTGGTGCTGCTGTGAGCGACCTCCAGCCACACTACGCGGCCTATATGCGGGCACACGGGTTGACCGAGTTGCCCGCAAAGCACACGGGGTATATCAACTGGATTCACGGGATGTGGACGGCTTTCCGGCTGGAGTCTGCCGCGAAGTACGGAAGCGAGGCCGAGCGGCAAGACTTCGAGGAGTGGCTGAATCGCGTGACCGAGCGTGTTCCGTGAAGATGGCCCGTCGCATCCTGCGGGCGTTGGGCGTCATCCTGTTCGCGTGGCTGGTGGCCTTCGCGTTCTCGGTGGCCGCCATCTGGCGGGCCGTCACGGGCCGAGACGCGAGTTAGGTGCCGCCGATGAAACAATATGCCCGCGTCCAGTGTCCCGATTGCCTCGGCGCGAGTGCAGACCCCGCCGCCCCCTTCTGTGGCCCGTGCCACTGCCAAGGCCACATTGACATTGACCGGAACGCGGACGGGACGATTCCTCCCCAGCATCACGACGGCAGGCCCGTGGTGCCGTGGGTGGACGAGTCGGAAGCGTTCTGGGCGTCATTCACCCCCACTCCCAACAACAATGCTTAAGCCGCGCATTTACATCGCAGGCCCGATGACGGGATTGCCCGACTTCAACTATCCTGCGTTTCACGAAGCCGAGGCGGCGTGGCTGGCGGAAGGGTGGGACGTGGTGAATCCTGCCGCGCACTTTGAGGGGGCGCAAGACTTGCCATACCTCGCGTATGTGCAGGCAGACCTTGCCGCGCTGCGGACGTGTCACGCCATCGCAATGTTGCCGGGATGGGACGGCAAGAACGCTCGTGGGTCCGTGTGGGAGCGGGAGGTGGCGCGGATGCTCGGGCTTCGTGTGTATGACGCGACTGCACCCGAGCCGCCCGTCCCCATTGAACCCGAGACTATCTTGCAAGAGGCGCAGCGGTTGGTCCACGGCGACAGGGGTAAAGCATACGGGCACCCGATCGACGACTACACGCGCACGGGGCGGATGTGGGGGGCGATTCTCGGGATTCCCGGCATTGACCCGCGCATCTGCACACTGATGATGGCGGCGGTCAAGATTAGCCGCGAAGTGAACGCCCCGAAGCGTGACAACCGGACGGACTTGGCGGGGTACGCCGAGTGCTGCGATATGGTGGCGGAGCGGCAGGGGGTGTAGGCGATGCCCGTCCGAAAGGATCGTGATGCGTACACACCGGAGGAGGATGCGTGGCTCCGCGAACAGGCCGAGCGCGGCGTCCCCGTCCCCAAGCAGCACCACGTCTGGCCCGCCACGTTCCCTCCGCGAACGCTGGCGAGCCTCCGGTGTCGGCGGACGCAACTGGGCATCAAGACGAACCCCAACGCCGCGATAGGGCAGTCCGGCGTCCCGCAACCCGAGCGCGAGGCCCCGGTGCAGGAACTGAAGGTCACGGACAAGGGCGACGAGCTGCACGTCCTGTCGGTGGGGTCCGAGGTCAAGACGTTGGATGAGCTAGTGGCGCGGGCGAAGATTGACCTGACGCGCTACGAGGTGGACCGCCCCGAAACCTCGATGTGGGAGACGACGGCGCGAGACGAGAAGGGGAAGCTCCGAAAGGTGCAGAACTTCCGCATCGTGGCGCGGTTCCGGCTGAAGGCGGGGCCGAATGTGCAAGAGCAGGTCGAGGCGTTGATTGCGGGGGCGTTCGCCAAGCGAAAGACGTTTTCAGTGTCCGCGAAATCCCGAAAGAAATCGGCGGATTCTAGCTTGATGCAGGCTGTGGTCATTGCCGACCCGCATCTCGCGAAGTATGCGTGGTCACGCGAGACGGGCGGCGAGGACTACGACCTGTCCATCGCGTCCCGCTTGGTCGGCACAGCGGCCACGGAACTGATGGAGTGGGGCGACGAGCAGCGGCCCGCCGTGCGCTATATCTTCTGCCTTGGCGACCTCCTCCACTTCGACAACCCGCAAGGCACGACCACGGGCGGGACACCGCAAGACCGCGACACGCGCATTGCGAAGATGCTGGAGGAAGCGCAGTCGGTGCTGTGCGGGATTGTGGAGCGGTCGGCGCGGTTCTGCGAGACGCGTGTAGTGATGGTGCCGGGCAACCACGACCGCCTGAACACGCTGGCGATGCAGTTGATCCTTGCGGCGTACTTCCGCAACACGGCGGGCGTGAGCGTGGATATCGAGCCGACGCACCGCAAGTACGTGGAGTGGGGGCATTGCTTGATTGGGCTGACGCACGGCGACACGGCGCGGAAGCGGTTGCCGACGCTGATGCAGGTCGAGCGCAAGGAAGCGTGGGGGCGGTCGCGGGTGCGCGAATGGCACCACGGCCATTTCCACCGCGAGGCCAGCACGACCACGGAAGGCGGCGTGACCATCCGCGAACACCTGAGCCTCAGTCCCGCCGACTCTTGGCATAGCATCGAGGGGTACGTGGGCGCACCGCGTGGAATGGACAGCTACCTCTATGCGGCGGACGGGTACTTGCGCGGCACGTGGCGCAGTCCGGTGTTGGACGGCTAGGTTATAGCATATGCCCCTTCCCTCCGCCCCCACCTGTACCGCTGACAGCCCCGTGCCGTGCGTGGGGCGCAGGCGGGAGCGTGAGGCGGGACCGGGCATCTGGCTGGACCCCGACCGCTTGGTGTGGCTCTGGAGTCCGTCGGTGAACGGGGAGCCGCAGGGCATCGTGCAGATTACGCATTGTCCGCATTGCGGGGGGCCGTTGCCGAACGTGGCGGCGAGCGTCCTGCGGGCGTTGCGCGAACCGCTGGCGAACCCCGAGGAATAGGCCGTGGCCCGCCGCTGGCCCGCGATTCCGAAGAAACTGGACGGGCTGGCGGGGCCGATACGGGTCCGCGTCCGGCGCGTCGAGAGCTTCAAGTCCGAGGACGGGGACCACTGCTGGGGCCTCTACAAGCCCGCGACCCGCGAGATTCACTTGGCGTCCAAGCTGCCGCCCGCGATCCGCTGGCATACGCTGGTCCACGAATGGGCGCACGCGTGGCTGTTGGATAGCGGGGTGGTGAACGTGTTGCGCGGGGAGGGGCAGGACTTGGTGCAGGCGCAGGAGCTGGTGTGCGATTCACTGGCGAGCAGCTTCATCCGGAGTTTCGTGCGGGTGACGGGGATAGACCCGTGGGAGCCGCGCTAGGCTTGCATCCCGCCGTGCGGTGCGCTATCGTGGTGTGGTGCGGGACGTTCAACGGGCGGCAACGACCGCTCGCCGTGGGGGAAGCCCCAGCGTCCCAGCTTGCAAGTCCTACGCGCCGCGTCTCCGGGGGGAGTGTTTCACTAGTCGCGTAGGCCGCGCCGCTCCCTTACGCTTGCGTTCGGGGGCGGTTTGCGTTTGGGGCAGGAGTGTACCCCAGATGGGCAGGATTGCCTGTCACGCAATCCTGTGGATGTGCCGTGCAAGACGCGGATGTAACGTAAAGTTCCCATTGCGGGATGTAACGTAAAGTTCCCATTGTGCGGCCCTTGCGCGTGGCGTGGCGTAACGTTATCGTTGGCGGGAACAGAGTGTGGCGCGTTGGCTTGGAACCCCAATACGCTACTAAGTCACGAACCTCAGTAGTCTCGGAAAGCTAGCCTTCGCTTGTCGGAGGTGAGGGTTCCACCGAGCCACTGGGGTTTCGTGCGTTATGGACTGGAAAGAACAGTGGTCAGTCGGAACAGTCATCGCAGAATCTGGCGTGTCTGTCGATTGGTGGAGTTCGATGCGGGAACTCACTTCCGTCGAGAAGGCACTAGCACGACGGCGTGATGCCGCGCAGCGAGAACTGACGAAAGGGCTGCGCGGAGAGCTTCGTGATATCGTATTGCAGTTTACTCGCGATGCAGATGTGGCCAAGACAGAGATAAAGGCTCGCAAGTTGGCCGTTGGTAACGCCGACGATGCTTCTGGGCGTGCGTGGAAGCGTCGGGTGGCATTTATTATCCGCCGTGATTATGGGGACGAGGCGTTCGATCGTATCAACACGGAGGCTCAGGAATATGTGGCAGAGCTTCTGCGGGTGAGAGACACGCCTATGTCTGCTGGGTCGGTGCTGGCCCCAAGAGGTTCGGCAGGTGGGATGAAACAGCGGTAATCACTTACAGCAGGATGGGTGATTATCGGAGATGTTCCCACCCAGCGTCAACGTGACCGACGCGAACCCTATCTCCGCGATACTGCCGGACGGCAATACGACTCAACAACAAATCGCCTGCTCTGCTGCCGAGCACCAGTGCGCCGTGACACCCGTAGTGCAACCCGTCCCGTAAGTCGAACCGGATGGCTCCCCCATCTGGTGAAGGTGTGAGTAGTCGCTGATAGCTTGTCGCGCACGGCCAGCCCCCGACCACAGGGGCCAGCGTGGTGAAAGTCCACCGGAGACGGCGGGCGTCAGCAGGGAAGCGGGTCACGATGGGGCTGGCTGTCAGCAGTACCGATGCTGGGGTATCACACCAACCCCGTCACGGGAAAACGGAGGTGGTGTATCCACGCGAAACCGGAGCTATCACAATGTCGGACTACCGCCCCCCACTGGGGAACCCGCAAGCGCGGCAGATCGTGTGCGTGTCGAACCTCGATGTGCCGCACGGCGTGGGCCACAATCGCGTCGCCGTGTGTTCCTGCGTCTGGTGCAAGCGGGAGCGCGAGATGCTGGCGCTGGGGCCGGAACAGCCGGACTTGTGGGCGGGGCTTGACAGCCAAACCGCACGGCTCTAGCTTCTCCCGCACACCCCTGACAGGAGACGGACGATGGCGACGATGATGAGCAAGGCACGGGCACTTGCGGCAGAGGAGAATGGCCCACACTGGCGGGCGTTGACCGAATACCGCATTGCGCCGAGCGAGGAGACTGCGGTTGCCGTGTTCGCCGCCGTGTTGGCGATGGCGGAGAAGATGGCCAAGCGCGGGGTGTCCGCCGATGCGTGACACCATCGTGGCGACCGAGAAGTACGGCAACGAAGCCCCGCCCGAGGTGGCGCACCTGACGCCCGCGCAGGCCTACGCCTACGGCTGGAACGCCTGCCTGAACGCGACGATGCGCGGGATGCCGCCCGTGTTTCCCAACCCCGAGGCCGCGCCCGACGTGGCCGTGGAGGACTGACCGATGAAAGGATTTGAGAAAGAGGAAGCAAAGGCCCGTGCGGCTTTCCCTGCGTACACGCCATTTGCCGACGCGCACGAACTGTACGCCGCAAACACCGCCAAGCCAGCTCTGGAATCGCACCTAAGGCGGCGGTCTGCTGTAACCCTGTTGCGTGACGCGATCGGTATGGAGCGTGAAGCGGCGTTGTGCGATTTGCGCGGTGATGAAGACATTGCTGACCGCTACCGCCGCGTGGCTGCCGCGATGCGCTACTACATCCGCGCCACGAAGAAAACGGAGGACTGACCGATGCCGTTCACGGACGTTATCACGGACGAGCAGCGTATCAACTACATCGCCGCGATTCTTGATGGCGAGAAGTGGGCGGATACGTTGCCGATGTTTCGTCCCCGCAATGTGCTTGGGGAAAGCACTGAGAAATATGTCGTAGCGCAAGAGTTCCGCGATGCGGTGGATTACTGCATTCGCCACGGCCTAAACCGCAACTGAGGACTGACCCGATGCTGGACGCCGACGAACTGACCGAGTTCACCGCCGAGTTAATCGCCCACACCGATGACGCGCACAAGGGCGGGTACATCACGCCGTGCGACGGATTTGTATGGCGTGATGGCGTGACCGCCCACTCCGCGACGTGCGCCGAGTGCCGCCTTCTCGCGCAGGAGGCCCGCCCGTGACCGAGGACACCGAGCCGACGAACGCCGAACTGGTGGCGGACATCTTCCGGCACTTGGACACGCTGGAGCGGTGGGTGGACGCGC